GATTTTTGGTACCCATTTGCAGCAATGTCAATGACTGATGTTTCAATGCGTAAGAACATTAGCTTCTTTGACATGGATTATAAGCAAAGACGAAATGAATTAAGGCAGTTTTCAACAAATGACGAAGTAGAAGATATACTTGATACTATGTGTGATGAAGCAATAGTTTATGATGATAGAAACTTTTTTGCAAGTCCAAATTTTGGCTCAAGTGACGTTTCAGATGAAGTTAGAAAAGATATTAACAAGTCATTTAATAACATTTATCAATACTTTGGTTTTAATCAAGATCAATCTGCTTGGACGTTTTTTAGAAAGTGGTTAATTGATGGCTATTTAGCATTTGAAATTATTTATGATGAAGATCAAAAAGAAATTATTGGGTTTAAAGAACTCGATCCTGCAACACTTATCCCAGGAGTAGATCCTGAAACAAATAAGAAGGTTTGGATTCAAAACAAAGATGAACACCAAAAAGAGCGCAAGCTTTATGATTCTCAGATTATTTATTTATCATATAGTTCTATTTCATTACAGTCGCGCTCTAGTTATGTTGAGCGGCTGGTAAGATCATTTAATCTTTTACGTATTATGGAACATACAAGAATTATATGGGCAGTTACAAATGCTTCATATAAAATGAAATTTGTTATACCAGTAGGCGGCAAATCAAAGACAAGAGCAAAGCAATCTCTTGCTGCATTGATGAATAATTATAGAGAAGTAGTTGACTTTGATTATGAATCAGGTAAAATGGAAGTTAATGGTAAACCTATGATGCAATTTAATAAAGAGTATTGGTTACCAAGTAAAGAAGGTGAAAGACCAGAGATTGAAACACTTGCAGATGAAGGGCCAGATCTTTCAGATACAGAAGCATTAACTTACTTTTCAGATAAGCTTAAACTCGCAAGTAAGATACCATTCACTAGATTTGAGTATGGGGAAGGTCGCGGGGATTTTGAAATGTCAGGAGATAGCTTAATTAGAGAAGAAATTAAGTTTAGTAAGTTTATTAATAGACTAAGAAGTTCATTCCAAGAAATACTAATAAAACCATTATATATTCAAGTGGTACTAAAATACCCAGAACTTAAAGATGATATGAATTTTAGAGCTAATTTAAGTTTATCATATAATCAAGAAAACATGTTCGCAGAGTTAAAAGAAATTGAAATTATGACAAGACGCTTAGACTTTATTTCTTCAATGAAAAATGATCTAACATTTGAAGATGCAGATATGAATGAAATACCATATTTTGATTTAAATTTCTTAATAGAAAGATATTTGAAAATGTCTCCAGATGATTTAGAAAAGAATAAAGGTTATAAAGAAAAACTTGATAAAGAGGATGATGAAGAGGATTTGAGCGATTTAATCTAGTTTTTTAAATTTTTTAACTTAATTCCCTAATATATAATAAAACAAATAAAACTATACAAATATACAAGATGTTGAATAATACAGGTCTTTTAATTCTTGAGAGAAGTGACAATCCACTAAGTAAATCAGATGAATATATTCTTAGCGGAGTTTTTGGTCAAATTGGCATTAAGAATAAGAATAATAGAATTTATGACAAGAAGGAGCTATTGCCACAGATAGAAGCTTTACAGAATAAAATTAAAGCAAGAACACTTTTAGGTGAACTTGATCATCCAGAAAAGTTTGATGTTAGTTTATCGAAGGTCTCTCATATGATTGAAGAACTAATATATGAAGAAGATTCTGGTTTAGTTAAAGGTAGATTAAGACTGTTAGATACTAGTGCAGGCAAAGAAGCCAAAGCATTAGTTGATGCTGGCATCCCAATTCATATTTCAAGTAGAGCCGCTGGTTCTGTAAAAGAAAATGGCCATGTTCAAATTGAAAAACTTTTTACATATGATTTAGTTGCAGATCCTGGTTTTGAAAATGCACAACTTAAAAGGGTTAATGAATCATTAGGTTTTGATAATGATTCAAATGTTCAAATCTTTGAAGTTCAAGGTTATGATGAAGCAATAAAAGAAACTGAGGTTACTTCTACACCAGAAGCAGTTAAAGTTGAAGATTTTAACAAGTATTCAAAATATCTTTCATCTGAGCTTAACAAGATTAAAGATACAATAAAAGAACCAATTAAGGAAGATAAAAAACCAGAAGAAACTTTAAAATATGTACAGTATTTAGCAGAAACTCTTGACAAGGTTATTTCACATAATGACTATCTTGTAAAGAATTTAAATAATACTGTTGCATATACAGAATATCTTGGTGAAAATCTTGATAGCAATATACAATATGCCGAGCATGTTGCAAAGTCTACTAAAGAAGTTACAGAGTATTCAAATTATCTTGGTGAAAACTTAGAAAATACCCAAGAATACACAAATTATTTAGGTGAAAACATCAGTAAAGTTATTGATTATGCAGAATATCTTAAAGAAAATTTAGAAACTGTTGGAGATTACTCAGATTATATTGGACTTTCAATTGATGAAATTAGACAGAAGTTTAATGAAGATCATGATGAATTGGAAGAACTTGATGAAGAACTTGATTTAGAAATAATTGAGGAAGATGAAACAGAAGACATTGAAGATGAAACTGCTGATTTAGTCGAACCTGAAGAAGCTGAAGAAGTAGAAGAAGTTGAAGAAGTAGAAGAAGTAGAAGAAGCTGAAGAAACAGAAGACATCGAAGAAGCTGAAGAGCTTCAAGCTGAAGAACTCGATTTAGAAATAATTGAGGAAGAAAAGCCAGAAGAAGATTTTTATGAAAATGAAAAAATTAAAAGAGTTAAAGACTCTAAACAGATTATAGCAAAAAATTATAAATCTGAAATAGCTGAAAAGCTAGAAGAATTAGTAAATGCTGCTCATAAACAAACAGCAGCGACTGACGAAGGTGATCTACACTTCTTAAAATTCGTAGGTCAAGAAAAACGCAATGAATTTGATTCTCTTTCAGATGATAATAAAGCAAGATTAGTTAAAGTTTTTGAAAGCAAAAACTATACTAACGAGAGCGATGTTATTACTGAATGGAATAACGAGTTCGATGAAAACAAAGATACTGAGCCTAAGTTCGTTAAGCTTATGCCAAGTGAATATAAAGAAGAATGGGAATCATTAACTGAAGAACATCAAAATCTTATATATGCACAAGCTACGCATTTCAATTTAAATTCTCAATATCAAATTGACAGTTTTTGGCAAGGCAGAAACATGAAAGCTAGAAAAGTTGTTTTAGAAAAGCTTGAAAGCAAGAAAGTTGATGCTCCGAAAGTTAAAAAACTGGTTGAAGAATCTTACTTGGATGGTTTCCAAAAGAATCTCGCAATGCGTTTTAAAAAATAAAATAAAGACAATAATATTATGAAACATATTAATGAAGCTGAAATTCGTGCTACATGGGCACCTGTTATTGAATCAGCAACTGGCATCAATGAAGATGCTAAATTGAGCTGGATGTCAGAATATTGTCATTATCATAAGCTATATGAAGATACCCTACATTTAGATCCTAACATGAACCTTAGTGGTATGGGTGATGTTGTTTTACCTGTTCAAGGTGGAGCAGATGGTTCTGGAGATAAAGCTCCAACACTTCTTCCATTAGCTATGCAAGTCGCTGCTCAAACGATTGGTTTGGACTTAGTTCCAGTTGTACCAATGAGCGGTCCTATGGGATTACTCTCATACTTAGACTTTATTTATGATGGTGGTAAAAGACCTTGGTTTGTAAAATCTGCACTTGCAGCAGAAGGAAATGATGAAGTAGTTGGTACAAGTCGTATCGATGGAAAAAACATTATTAAAATCGTTGATGCAATTGCTGATGGCGAAACTGCTGCAGACCGTTATGCTGATGCTGAAGCTGTAAAAGCTTTAGAAGATCACATTGCTGGTTTCTCAGGTCAAGCTGACGGAAATCCTTATTCAAGAGGTGCTGGTGAATCTACAGATTCTAAAGTTATGGGTCTTTCATTGTTTAACAAATCAGTAGCTGCTGAAACATTTCAGGTTGCTGCTGCTGTTACTCGTGAACAAGTACAAGATTTGAAACAATACGGTATTGATGCTGTTGCTCAAGTTGAAACTGTTCTAACTAATGAAATCACTCAATCTATCAACAAACATATCCTTGGTCGTTTATTTGATCATGGTTCAGCTAATGCTGCTGCTGCTGGTTATCTAGTAGGTGGGGATGCTGCTGGTG